TCAGGATGCGCAAGGCCACTTTGGCATACTTCGTCTCAGCAATGCCAACCAGATTGTCATGTACATTGATGGCGACACGCGCATGACCCTTCGGCCAATCATCATCCTCCTCTGCCTGATACCATACTTGCACAACCTTATCCCCGATTGTGCTCTGGGGATAGAACGCCACAACCGACTTGGAGACTTCATCATCGACAGGCTGCAACACCCTGAACCTCCTTCCAAGTGCATTGAACAGCATTCGCTCCTTCTTGAATACCCTTTCCTCCTCCGCCCACCAGTCCTGCAACTCTGGCGTAATCTTGTGGTACAGCATGAATGCCCGTGCAGCAGTGTGATATGGTAGACCAGTCACTTCAGACAACTTGAACCGCTCCATGCGATAGTTCAGTCCATGCCGACAACGCTTCGATATGTAGCGCATCGTCGGATGGTTGTCTTCGTCCCAATCCTTTGTCGGCACCTGGGCATATGGCACACTGAACATCTCTGACGCCAGCGCACGATGACAGTCGTAGCTACCGTCACGCTTCGCCCTGGCAAACTGCTCCTTCCATTTCGGTATGTCCGCCCTGAACGACACCACCTGAGCCTCTGCCTGCGCTAGATCAAAGTATATGTATACGCATCCAGGATCAGCAATGAAGAATCCTCTGGCGCGCATCGGTTGGTTCTGAATGTTACCACCCTCTCCGTTGATTAACGCAGACGACGACAACCTTCCTGGTGCGTTCTGCACACCGAACTGCTTGAACTCGAACCTGAACCGACCATCCTTCGACTCCTTCGACTGCGCGTACGTGCCTCGGAACTTATCCTCAGTCTTGTACTTGTTGAGCGCAGCAAGCATCTCACGCTCGACAGGCCGCGTCCTTGCATGCTTCATTATGTGATCGCGATTCGTCTTATCCGTTGACAGCCCAACACCATTCAGGCTGAGCCGTCCAAAGAACAGTTCACGTAACTGCTGCCATGATGCCGGATTGGGAAAGTACGTTGTGTCATCCACACACTCATGCACAAGCCGATGGAACTCACGCTCCAGATCGTCCACGTCCTTGTCGATCTCTTGTGCAATCGCCGCCTTGACCGTGGTGTCTACTGGCAACCCATGCACAGTCGCTTGGACCAAGTGTGGCTGCGCTCGCATCACATGATCGAAGAAGAACTTGTCCAGCTTCTGGTTCTTCAGTTCGAACTGTTCTCTCTCCGCGACAGCCCAGGTGATGGCGGCATCACGACAGTTGTAGACCCAAAACTCATTGATGTCTCCGCCCTCTTTCCAGTAGTCGCCCTCGTCTTTGTAATACGGATGATTCGTATATTGGGCAGTGAGATAACCAAGATTATGCGGAAGTTGCGGATAGAGAGTGTGATGCGCAAGCAGCGTGTCAAAGTATACATGAATGCGTAGCCAATCTCGAAGCCAGCACCAATACGCATCGAATCCTCCGTTCTGTGCGATGACCTTGTGTGAGTCAAACAGCTTCTGTATCCGCATCCATATCTCACACTCCTCACGAAGCGTAAACCGATTGCGGTCAGCATCTCTGAAGTTGATACATATGGCGCGATGCGCTTCGTTTGCCAATCCCATGCATGCTGTCTCGCCATTCAATCCTTCGATGTCAGCAGCTACCGGCTTGTCGCTGCGCATCAGATCGTCCATGAACATCATCACATCACGATACCCTGGATTGATGATTGCATCCACCTCATGTGGTTTGAACTTACCTGTGATGACCTTCCCAACCTTCTGCATATCCATCATGAACGTGATTTCAGACTTAGGCTCGTGCAGCAGATACGCTGGATTGTTGGCACAGATCGCCCTGCCATGCTTACCATTCGGCAAGTCAATATCAACAACAGACCCACGCCACGAGCCTATGCCTTCCTTGTTCAGGATGGCCGACAGCGCGTAGTTACCCAGCAGCACAACCGTTTTCAGGTTCGGCAACTGCGCCAGTTCCCACCTGAGCAACTCCTGCCACTGCGCAAGCTCGTCGCGATGCACCTTGAATGCGTCATTGCTTGATGCACTGATCTGACGTTTAATGACGTTGGTTGAATACACACCGCCTTGTGCTAGCCCATACCGTGCGACATGCTTCCACAGCAGTTGACCAGACTTACCTACAAACGGCGCATTCTTCCTGACCTCAACCTCACCCAGCCCTTCACCAATGAACGCAATCTCTGCATCCTCTGGACCGCTGGATATAGCTCTCGGCTCAAGCCCAAATCCCTGCGCTATTGCAACAAACTCCTCAGCTACACTCATTTGTCCTCCTCCAATTTGTCAGCAACTAGCTTCATCTTCACCTCGAGTTCCGCAATCGAACCATTGTTGCGGATGACTACATGTGCGTTCGGGATCATGAACGGATAGACGCGTTCCACACTATCGCGTGTGATCTGGATCAATCTATAATTGCCCAACACGCGGCAATCCAGAACGTTCGTACCGTCATCCACCACAATGTATTTAGGATTAATCACATTCTCCTTAGCCCTCGTCTGAAGCATCTTGCCCATGACGTTCGGTCCATAATTGAACCTAAGATGCGCTGCCTCTAGCCTCAAGAAGTCCCTCGGCGTCTTCCACAACAACTCCCCCATTGACTCTTCCAGTCTGATCGCACTTGCCTTTCGACCCAACAGCGCGCCAAGATACTGCCTCATGGGAGACGTGAATGAGTGATGCATAGCCAGCAGGCCCATGCTTCGCAACGCCGCTACAAGCAACGATGCGGCAAGCGTCTTCCCACTCTGTGACGGACCTGTGAAGATCACATATGTTTGACTCACACACGCTTCTCCCTTCGCAGGCCGAGCATCATGGCACGACGATCAGTAATGACAATCACCTTACTCTTGGCTCGCGTTATGGCTGTGTAAAAGTTGTTGCGGTTCAGCAGGAATGCCGACGCTGCTGATATGCAGTAGATCACCTGCTCGAACTCACTGCCCTGGGACTTGTGTGTCGTGATCGCGTAGCCCAACTCGATCTGCTTGCGAGGATCGTAATTGATTACGCATCGCAGGTACGTGTTATACGTGCGAATGCTCGGCGGCACTTCGATACACCGTCCATCCTCATTCTTCAGCCACAACGTTCCATCCTCCGTATCAATTCTATCCACGCGCCCAATCTCACCATTGAACATGGACAGCGCGTAGTCGTTCTTGACCCATAGAAACTTGTCATTCGCGCGCACAACCAACTCGTTCTCGTGCTTGTCGAACCTCGGTAGTCGCAGCAGTTCCTTACCCTTGTTCAGCTTCACCTGTATGGATGGATTGATACGCAGCGTCCCGACGTTCCCCTTGCGAGTAGGCATGATGATCTGACTACTATCATCTCCGAACTCTGGATGCTTTTCCATATGCCTAATCAATGCCAACACGGGATAGTCCGTATACCAGACATCGAATCTCGGACTGCGAACTGGCACCTGTCCATGCAGTATCCGGTACGCGTTACTAACAATTTCATCGCCTGATCGAAAGTTGAACGTCAGCTTCACCGCTGGGAACTTCTCTAGCACTGTCCTGAACGGCGGATCGCCCTCCTCGACCGGGAGCAGTTGGTTGTTGTCACCAAAGAACCTGATTACGCCCTTCTTCTGAAGCGCATTTATCATTTGCCTGTATAGCTCAGGCCCCACCATAGACGACTCGTCAACGAGAATGACGAACTCCTCGAATGGGTTGGCTGCGTTCCGTCTTGGCTCGTGTATGTTCTCGACTTCCTCATCGCCATCACCGAATATCGGATCGCTGCCAGGCTGCGGAAACTCCAACAACTTGTGAATCGTCTTCGCTTGGATGCCGGTAAGCTCGTATATGCGCTTGGCTGCTCTGCCTGTTGGAGCGCATAGAGCAACCTTGTACCTCTTGGCTAGTTCTCGGTACACATGACCAAGCACTAGCGTCTTGCCTGTGCCTGCCCCACCCGTAACCCCTGCGATACGATTGGTCACATCGCAACACATCTCGATTGCATGCTCCTGCTCGCCACTCAGATTCTGCTCATCGCTCATGCTATCGTCCCTTCACCACACCCGGAGGAGCATTCGGATCGAGCACTGCCGACATGTGCGCGTCCCGCTGCTGAACCTTCGTACCGTCCTTATCGACACTCTCCTTGATTATAGTCAGACGATACACGTAGAGCGTATCCTCTCGCAACGCTGCTGCGTCTGTCGTATTCGTGCAGACAAGCGCCTGTGGTGGAGCATCCCCAGCCATTGCACTATTCCAATTGGTCCCATCGCTGTACGAGAACAAATCGCCCGGCTTCAAATCACCGAGCGTTATCTTGGTTGCTACTACTCTAGCACGCATTACGCTGCCTCCTCAGATTTCGCCTCTGCCAGGACTGCTCTTGCCGCCTGGACCACCACATTACGAGTGAACTGCGCCTGGGTAATCTTCAGCAACCTTGCCGCTTCCGTAACATCGCGCCTGTCGTCAAGCCGAATCCTGACAACGATCTGGCACACGCCTTTGATGACCGACTCCCCAAGCCGTAGCTGAATTGCCTCAACCATCTTCTCGCTCCAGGCGCAGTGTGTTCAGATACCCCACGAACGCATGATACGTATCGGACTCACGCGCAGTCTCTTTCAACAACACCATGATCGCATCCGCTTGTTTGTCTACGGTGTCGTTGTTCTTCCTCAGCAGTGCCTCAACGATCCTGTCTCGAACCCAATTAGAATCCTCGCTCATCTTTGGCCTCTCCTCTTCCCCGCCTTCGCGAGGACATGGTTTGACTCAAACAGAGAAGGCGCTGCGGAGTCGCCCCCGCAGCGCCTGCATTACTTACCGGCGAGCGCGGGTTGCCCTACGCGCAGGCGGTGCCGTTTCCTCTTCGACTTCCGGCTCCCTTGCACGAGCCGGTGCCGCCTCCTCAAGCGGCTCAACCGACGCAATCTCGGCACGCTTTCCAGATGCCGGATCGCGAGGGTTGACAGTCTGCCGAACCCTCAGACGGGCACGACAACCCATCCAATCGTTCGGGTCAATCGACGTAGTGTTCGCATCCAGCCCAAGGGCTTCAACGAACTTGCGCAGATTGAACAGCGCACGACGGTCTTTGCCGTCCCTCGGCTTGATTTGCCGATTCCAGAACAGGACGGCACCGTCTTCGAAGTCGTCCTGAATGTCAGCAGGAATCTCGTCGGGCAGGATGATGAACCTGACCGCGTAGTACGCATTACCCTTGGCAGACGTACCAACCTGCACGTCCTGGACTTCGCCCACGTAAATTCCGGGCGGCAGTTCTGCAGGGCGCTCAATATCAGAGAGCGACTCCTCCAGTTCGATCACGTCAAGGCTTTCGCCGTCGTCAATCATAACAATTCCTCCTGATGAGCAAGTCGGACAGAGCCTGCTCCAAAGTGGTTTCAGATACTCACTGTCCTGAGCCGTTCGGGTTAATCTTCATGCCCTTCTTGGCCCATTCGCCATACCATCTTGCTATGGTCATCTGGCCCTTGTCAGGCAATTCCGCATTGTACTTCAACTCAAACTCTGCATCACTGCTACTCGAAAACATACGCGACTTCATTGGTCTTCGGAGACGAACCGAGCGCACCGCCAGCCTTCGATTTTCTTTGTTTGCCGACATATGCCATATCTCCGACAGACGGAATGTTACATTGTTGACCAACTGCCCTCCAAGCATGATGCTTATGTGACTCACAACTTCCTTACCGTCGCGAATTTCCATTACAGGATCAGCTTCGTGCGCAGTAGCAATCAGATGTACCCCATGCTTCGCAGTCACCCTGAGCAACCCTGTCAGCACCTTCAGCATTAAGGCATTGCGAGCACCGTACGCAGACTGCCCTGGCTCCTCAACCGTCGGGATGAAACCGCGTCTGCCTGCTCCAATGCCCATCTCTACCGACCGCTGCAATGCCATATACACCAACGCCGTTACTGAGTCACACACAACTGTCTTGATGTCAGTATGCTGCGAGAGTATCTGGTCTAATCCAAAAGGATTGTCGCTTTTCCCGTGCTTGAATATCTCCTCTGGTGTGAGTCCCGACAAATCAGCCACGCGAACATCAGGACGATGCGCGACTGACACATGCTCTTGGTCGCCGAACGACAGCCACAGTTTGTTTCCAGGTGCTGTTGCCGCGAAGGTGGTCTTTCCACAAGAGGATGGTCCCCATATGAGCACAGCCATTCTTCGAGGCGCTTCTGCTCCAGTCGTTACAGCAACTGGCCCTATCTTGAATGGCAATAGCGCCATAGCCTACCTCTTTCCTATAGAATCTGCCGGTATCACTATTGCTGTTTGAATCAAACTCTTCTGCATCTCCGCAATCCGTTCGAGCACCACAGCTATACGCTCAAGCCGCGCACCGATAAACATAGCCGCACCAAGGATTGCATCCACGTCACCAAGCCTTGGCGTATCCTCTTCGATTGCATGTATCGCGTCGAGCAGTTCGTCCACGACAAGCACATTCATGTCAGTCTCCCTCTGCTGCTAGCTCCGATGGGCTTGACTTCGCAGGAACCATCTCGTTCCATTGCTCGACCCTGCCATCTTGGGTGTCGCAGCAGAACGACAACAACGAACATGGTCGAAAGTACCGATTGCAGGAATGCGTATACCGTGGCGCATGTTCATAGTTGTCCTTATACTGCTCGTACATCTCCGCCGTGTGCCTGAACCAGAACGCCCAACGCTGTAGCTGTTCGCCTGTCCTATTCGTCACCAGAGGCCACACGTCTTCGCCCTTACCTGTCGGCTTGATCTTGAGCCCCAGGATGCGTGCGTTGTAGATGTCGAACCCATACACAGACGCGGCGCATGCAAGATAGCCTGTCACCTGGTTCGACAACTGGAACGACGCCTTCCAACCTGCGTCCAGCCTCGATGCTGTCTTGTTGTCTTCGAGCGTAGAGAATCCCTTGGCGTTGTTGTACGTCAGGCCATCGAACGTCCCGATGAACCTAAACTGCTTACCGTCGTCGTACGTCAGCACCACATCGAACGTGTTTTCGATCCCAACGACGGAGTTTGGATTCTTCTTGTCCTGTACGTAGATCGGGAAGTTGGACAAGGTAGGCAAGATGGTGTCGATATACACGATACACGCCATCTCCATGTTGCCAACAGTCCTGATCTTGTCCTCTGGACTGTCCTCCCAGCCACTACTACGCAGCATCTCGAACGCAAGCACCATCATCGACTCGCGATCATTCTTCTGATCGTTCGCCTTAGCCCAGCACTTGCGCCATCTGTTTGAGTCAAACGTTTGATCGTAGTAGCTTCTCTCTTGCTTCGGCTTGCCGAACAAACGTATTGCTGTCGATAGGGCGTGCTGCGGCAATAGCTGCACTCGATGTAGTTGCCATATGCGGAGCGCGGCGAACACTTCGTGCATCAACGCTCCCGCCTCCAGCGCCATCGACCGGGCCGTTGTCTCGTACTGCCTCTGTGCTGATACCGCTCCGTACGTCGGGCACGTGTTGATGTTCGTCAAGCGACTGTTCGAGAACGGGTGCAGCAGCTTCTGTGCGGCTGTCGTTGGCGTGATCGACACTATCTGGTGCTGTCCCGGCCCCCGGTCGCGGACCTGTGGCTTCGCTCTTTTCGTAGCCAGCTTTGGCATCTAAGTACCTCCTGAGTTGTTCCTGACAGCCCTCGACCACGATCATAAACTTGGCTGGGTCTGCCCCTATGTTCCTGACGGAGAACTCCAGCGCATGAAGCGCCTCATACAGTTCGGCATCCTCCTTGGCATCGAAGTACACTCCGTCGTCAGCAAGGAACCCTGTGACACGTTTCATTTCTTCTGCCTCTGCAAACTTTCCTCGCATCGCTTTGCCAATATCTCAGCGACTTCACGAGGAAGCACGACATGCGCCAATGTACGACCTGACGGGCCACGCCATAACAGTTGGCTATGTATCTCTGCAATCGCCATCTCTAGCGCCTCTAGCGTTTCCACTTTAGTCATCCTTCTTTTGAGTCACACAGTTGCTCGCGTGCTTCACAATCGAATCGGCAAACTGCTTTGCGTCCTGTGGCCCGAAGCCGATCCATGCGATGCGCGTACCGAAGTCTACACGCACCATCTCACCGTCATCACTGATACTTACCATCAGTGCGCCTTCATCATCTGGAGTCGCCTTGCCCTGTGGGAATTCTCCGGTAGGCCCCAACCCTACGAATATCATCTTAACCATTCACTTGTCCCTCCTGTGCCTGTGATGTGCAGCCCGCCGGGGAGGAGCCATTGGTGGTGGACCAACCCGGCGGGCCTTCTTCACCCCCGCCTACGCGAGGGCATGCCTGACCTCACCGTCAGGCAAGCCTA